AGTAGCGTCGCGCCGTTGGTCGTCTGTCTTCGGTAGTCGTACGCCTCGAGCGTCGTATTGACGTAAGTCGCCTCAGGCGTGACCACGTTGAAAAGCTGAATGGACTTGAGCATCGAATCGACTTGCGCGAGAAATGCCTCGCGCGATGCCTGATCCGATCCAACCGCCATTCGAACCCGCACATCGAAGGGCGTTTGAACCTTGTTGTAGGTAGCAAACGCCCCCTGTTCCTGCGGATAGTCCGATACACGGGACTGGTTCCGGTAATCGAACGCCAGAAACGAATCCGGATTCAACACCTTGTTTCCGGACTGATCGAAGACCCCCCAGACGGGCGGACCGAACCCGAGCAACGAAGTTAATGCCCCAGCCGCTCCGACTTCCAATACCTCGGGCGTCGGCACAGTGATACTGCGCAGCAATGCCGGCACGCCCGCGACATTCGGTACGTTCGGGAAGTCAATGAAGGGCATTACGTCAGTCCGGTGTTTGCTTGAGCTACGAAGTGATACTTGCTGATTGCCGAACCCAGGCCGCGCGCCACGCCTGCGGCGTCTGTGGCTTGCGTGTGCACGTTAATCGGACCGTTGATGTTGACTTCGCTGGAACTGGTATTGGTCGTGCTCGCAATCTGCGATTGGTTTTGCTGGGCGCCAAGCGACATGGACGCAACGGCGGCGGCGTTAGCCTGCCCGAGCGAGGCATACAGATCCGCAGCCCCTTTGGCTCGCTTCGAGGCCTCTCCTTCGACATCTGCAGGACGCTCGTAATACCGGGAGACAATCGCACCCGCGTCGAGCGCGTTGGTAGCCGCCCGCAGCCGGCGCCCAGCGTTTTGCTCGTTGCCCTGGGTGAGTTCGTAGTTCGCGAACTGCAGCTGCTGATCGAGCGACGACTTGCGGATATCGATGCCGAAAAGCTTCTTGAACGCAGCCTGCCGGTCTTCGTGCCACTGACCGATACCGTAGGCGTGGCCGTTGTCACCAACAGCGCTCGGATTGAGCAGGCTCTCACGCCAAAGGTTCGCGACGAGACCTGACGCCTGCTCCTTTGTCCAACCCATATCCATCAGGGATTTGACGGCAGAAGCCGCAGCAGCGTCTTGCCCGGCCCCGCCTCGACGTTTGTCGCCAATGGGGTCACCAGGCCATTTGCTACCGGGCGCAGCCTGATGCTGCTTCAGATATTCATCCTCGCCTTTGTTCAATCCCTGGCTGTATACCGCGGCGCCAAGACCACCCAGCACCGTGAGGGCAGCAGCGCCAATACCGCCGCCAATCACGCCCATCGCGGACCCTACCGATGTCAGCGCGGACGCAAGACTGAACAGAGGGGAAACCATCGACAGGATCTTGATTCCCGCCAACGCAATCAGGATGTTTTTCCAACCACCAACGGCCTGGGCTGCCTTGTCGGCAGTTTGAGCGAATTCCTCGACTGACTTGATCGCCCCATTGACCCAGTTCGTTATATCGTCCTTGTGCGACGCGATCCAGTCAGCAAGTCTCTGGATATATCCGATCAACTGATCGAACGCCGGCATCAGCGCTTCGACAACCTTGATGCCGACGAGCGTGAACGTGCGCTCGAGATTCAGGAATTTCTTGCGCAGCTCGTCTGCTTGCCTGGCATCCTCAGCGCTGATCGCCGACAACTTCTCCATTGCGGCAACCTGCTTAAGAACCGCATCAGGCCCCTGCTTCAGGAGATTGAACTGATCCTCACTGATGCCCATCTGCTGGGCAACAAGTTGCGCGCGGCCTGGGTCCGTCTTGAAGATGTCACTGATGATCTTCGAGCGCGCCAGAAGGTACGTGTTGCCGTCCTTCAGATCGGCGACATTACCTCCCAGTCGAAAGAACCATTGGAGCGATTCGCTCGATTGTCCCATGCGGAAAGAGGCGACAGCCTTCTGCGACTCCTTGAGTTGGGCGGTCATCCCTTCGGCCGTACCGCCCGCGTCTTCGGCAACACGCTGCCATGCCGAAAGACGCTCAGTGCTTATCCCGAGGTTTTGAGACAGACGGCCGAGACTCGCCGCCCCCACAACGGTGTTTTCAACGAAATTCTTGATCCCAACACCGGCCGTGAAAACGGCGAGCATCGCAAGCGCTTCATTCCGGATCTTCGAAAAGAACTGGGCGGCCTGAGCGCCACGCGCCTCCATCTCCTTGGCGGTTTGAGTCGCCTGGTTTGACGTGCTCCTGAGAGAGTTTGCTACGGCCCTTGAACCACTCAGGAAATTCTGGGCATTAAGACCAAGCGAAACAACCAGCGCATCGATAACGGTAGCTGACATATCAGTTGTTCTGCTTGCTCAGTACGCGCTCGTTGTAGTTGTCGACCACCAATATTTCCAGCATGTTGTACGTGTCCTCGGCTCCATAGAAGGTCTGGAGTTCAAGTAACGTGGCTTTGCCGCGGGAAATAAGAGTGGCTATAGAGCGCGGAAGATTCGCGTAGCCAATGAGGCGTGAATTTGGAATGGCGGGCGGACCGGTATCGATCAGCCGCCTGTGGTAAAAAAATCGGTGTGCAGGTTCCAGATGGCCTTGCGCAATGTGAGCATCGTTGATACTTCTTCGATGTCGTCAGGGATCAGATCGCGCGTCACCGTAGGACTGGGCTGGATCTTGACGCACTCCATCATCTTGTCCAGGAGGGGCTTCGCAGCGTCGAAAGGAAGTTTCGTGATCGCCTGGATTCCCATCGCAGCGAGACCGGCAAGTCCGGCCTCGGCAATGTTGTCGGGGATCTCAACTCCAGCATTCATCAACGCAAAGAGCGCACGGCCGGCCCATTCTTCTGATTCGGCCGTTGGCAATTCGGTCAAAACAAATACCTTGCCCTGATCGCGGCCTTTTGCCTCGATTTTTACGGTAGCAGTTTTGCGAGCCATATTAGAACGGTGCCGGGCTGACGGATTCGAAGGTGATTGCCCATTTCCGCGGCTGAAGAACCTTCTTGCCGGTAGGCATCTTGCTCTTGCTGGTCATGATGCCTTTGGTGCAGGCGAATTTTTGGCCAGTGCCGGGAAGCAGGATCGTCAGTTGCGCGATGAAGATTTCGCGCGCGACGTCTTCTGCGGAGCCCCACGTATCGAAGATGAACGCTGACGGCGAATCCGCTTGCAGCGTGATTTCGATGACGGTCGGGTAGGGCGTGTAGCCGCCCGAGAGCTTTCCATCGACGCCCATGATCGCCTCTGCCGACGTCACATCCGGCGAACTGAACATGTCGTCGGTCGAATACCCCTGGAGTTGCTGCGGCACCGGGAAGATGCCACCCACCGCAAGCATCAGGACGCTGTTGGCGTTAGTCAAAGTTGCCATGTCTTTTCCTTACTGAACGTCGAGAGATGCGAGCGACAGGGCTTGCACGGCGCCGCCGTCCGTGTACCAGAGGGTGTCTGCGGTCGGACCGCGGGCCACACGAATCGCGGCGGTAGCTGGGCCGCGCTGGAAGTACCAGCCACGCGTTTGAAGGGTCGGCGCGATCGTGATGCCGGCAGCGTTGTTGATCTCCGCAGCCTGCAGGCTCGACAAGGTGACGCCCGTGCGAATTGCGCCGAAGTTCAGCGCTGCATTGATGGGGTCCATATAAGCCTGCTCGACCAGTGCATCTCCAGCCGGGTTGTACGGAACCGAATCAACCTGCGTGAGCAGGTCCATGCCCGCAACCTGAAGCGAGTCGTTCAACCACATCTGGTTGAAGTAGGCATCTGCCCACAGGAATGGGCCACTGATCTGTCCGTTAGCAAGGAACGACCAGCCGTTATTGCGCGACGCCCACGCGCCATAGAAGGAATAGCCGTTGTCGGTCAGCGTGTCGCCGGTCGTCTCGTCGGTCACCGTTACAGCAAGACCGGTCTGCGAACGGAACATGAACGTGGTGCGGCCATTGGTGCGCGCAAAGTCAAGCGACGCAGCGATACCAAGCACGAATGCGGCAACCTGGGGATCCTTGTAGATCGCCATGATCCCGGAATAATCAGCCGCCTTGATGAGCGCACCCAAGCACGTCGTGCTGTTCTGCACGATTGCCTGAGCATCCGTGTCCCATGCGACATATGCATAGCGATTGTTCTTGGAGTTCGTCCATGCAGCGAACGCGAGCTTCTGCGTGTTGCCTGACCCGTTATCGGGATCGAAAGCCGTCATGAATGCGGCCCAGTTCTGCGAAATCTGGACAATCGCCTGCATGTTGGTGGCTGGCACACCCGCAACAGCGCCTTGCGAAGTAACGGCGCCCGTCGCCGCGGTCATGTTGATCCCCGCGGCCAACGTTCCGGTCGCGAAACTCACGCTGGAATTTGCACCGGTCGTGGACGAGGTGATCTTGAACGCTGCGCGCTGGCTGTCGTAGCTAACCGTGCCGCCAAGGGACGTAAAGCCCGCAGCGATGATCGTGGCGGCGTTTGAGAAGCTCGTAGCCGCCGAAAGATTGATCGTCGTCGACGTCTTCACAACGCCATCGACGGTGACGATCAGCGTGCCCGAGAGCGCCTGGAGTTGCGTCAGCGTGAGGCCAGCAACAGAGCCGCCGCGCAGATAGCCAGCGACACTCGTAGCCGGATATTGCGCGAACAGAATTGCGCCAGGCGTTTTCGTTGCATTCACATACGACAGGAAATAGTTTCCTGCGTAGATTGCTTCAGGCGACGTCGCGCCGAAGAACGCATCGACATCGTCGCCATTTGCGAAAGACATGACCGTGCCGATCGGCACGGAAGTATCGGCCGTCAGGATGAGGCCGTTCAAGTCAAATGCCGAACCGCCCGCGCCAACGACGCCCGGCTGGACATTAACGATGTCCGAGGCAGGAATACTCATATAGAACTCCAGATGGGCCGTTGCCGGCGCTCAAATGCAAAAACCCCGCACTCGGCGGGGTTCGGGGTAATTGGCAGAAGCTGATTTACGGCGGATACACGACGTCTACATCGATTAGCCCAACTTCAAGCGAATCGGCGAACTGTTGCGGGACGGTTACGACAGGGTTTATTTGCATGACCGCATCAAATCCCCATCGCTCGATGTATTGAGCCTCGCCACTGACGAAAGGGCGCTGCGCTGCTTCCGTCGCATACAGCGGCTGCATGTCGATTCCAGATGCGGCGAACTGTTGGCACGCGTAGTCACTGCGCACCATCATTGACAGCATGTTGGCGCGATCCATCCCCTGATCGCCGTAGCAATCGACCTGAACGTTGAACTGCGTCGAACGCTCGTTGCTGGCCACGCTTCCAGACGGCGTGTACATCTCGACGTTTGTCGCCAGCGGAATGTTGATCAGCGGCGTGATGACGATGAAATCGCCAGAGGGCATTGCCGCGCGGTTTTTAAGACCACGGATGACGTGATCGCCATCCAGATCGACCAGCGACAGGACGAACGATCTGAATACCGTCAACGCCTGCGTTTCGGTGATTGATACGGTCGCTGGCATGGCTAGTCTTCCTGGAGCGTCACGGCCACCTTGCACCAACCACCATCCCAGGTTTCCAGAACGATTGTGGTGAGCCACTTACCGGTTGACAGAACGAACAGATCGCCGCCTTTCCCGAGCGGTCGATCGACGCCCTGAACGTCGCCATTCAGATAGATGGCGCGCATCACGCCCTGAATGTTTAGCGAGTCGAGGTGCTGCAATTCTTTTGCGGTTAGCGCTTGCACCTGTACTTGAACTCCGCCGATCACTGTGTATTGCGGAATCTGTGACCCGTCCGGAGAAGTGGTGTAGCCCGAACTGTATTGAACAGTCGCCGTCTGAAAC